GGTGTTATATAATCAAGTTTAAATGTATTATCAGTATTTAACCTAACATTTGTTGTTATTCCATCAGCTGCTATATTTGTAGTTAAAATCCTTGCAGATTTTGAAGAACTTGTAGTCGCAGGGAAAATTCCAGGATGATTATGAGTAGTTGAAGCAGTAGAACCATATTCACTAACAACCCACTGAGCCCATTCGAGACCACTAGGGGCATTTGATCCCCCAATTGTTGTCGCACCTTGACAATAAAACCAAATTCTAGGAACTTGTTTTAAAAACATCGTAGCACTTGCAATATAATCACCAGTCGAAATATTTGATAAATGACCATGTGATAATAATTGAGTTTCAAATACTGTTGCATTTGCAGTTGACGTAAGACCTGTCGTTTGTATTGTTCCGCTAATAGGTATATTTGTTTCTGGAAGAGTAAAATTCCCAGTATAACTAAATGAAACTACATTACTAACTGCAGCACTTTCTAAAGAAACCCCCACACCAGCTTTAGGAACAGTAGTATTTGTGATCGGATTAGTAATTGTATCTTCTGCATATCCGCCTGGTGTAGCAGAGGCAGTAATATATTTACTTCCTAAATCTGGCAGCTGAATTTGACCACCAGTTCCAGAACTATTTCTTTCCAGGAGAGTAGTTCCCGTTTTTTTATAAATGCAAGTAGAACCAACTCCAATAATTGTAGCTAGATTAGGATATTGATCTGCATTTAAAATTTGTCCCCTACATCTCAAAAATCCAGCAGGAATATTCTCTACATATTCACTTTCTAAAGGTGAATTAGAAGTTAATGATCTAAAATATGGGAAAATGCAACCAACTGGTCCGCCATGTTTTCCTTTTTGGAAAGAATAAGTAGTTGCCATTTTTAAAAAGCTTTGATAATGAATATCATTGTAACAGTGGGTGTACTACTAGACATATTTATTGTCGCAGCATCAACACCAGCAGAATTATCTATCTGCACAGTCCCAGGAACGATAGTATTTAAAGAAAAATTCGATTGAGCTACTAATTTACTCGTAAATTTTACGTTTGAAGTACCATGATTGTGACCTATATGATCGCTAAACAAACGAATTTCTTGATTTAAACTAGTCTGAAACTTTCTAACACCACCCTGGGCCGATAACATATCTCCACCTGAACACCCTGTTCCATTTCCCTCACTAGTAGATCCAATAGTACCACCACCACATCTAAAATGATTCTGTCCTGTATTATATTTTTTATAACTAACTGCATAATCGCCTTGAGGGCACTCTGGACTTGGACCATAGCAGTTTCCAGTCCATGGAGTTTGACAATTATTTTGACCACCTGATACAATATGTCCCAAAGCTTGTTGACCAGGAACATCTAAACCATGTGAATGTTGGGGCCAGTGTCCATCGCCAAGTTTTCTCTCCAAAATGTTAAATCCAGACGAATAATCCCCATCGGTCAACGATATGTTTTTAACAGTTGCCGCCAAAGTACTTGCTAATGTTTCTCTTTCTCCAATCAAATCCATTGTAGATACATAACTAGTTTGATTACTACTACCAGTATCACCACCAGCACCTGGAGTGCTTGTTCCTGCCCCAATTTGATTCCAATATAAATCAGATGTTTGTGTTGAAGTTAAAATTGGTGACCATGCTTCAGTTGTCAAACCCTGCATCGGGTGATTGTTTGTAGTTGGATATGTTGCCGAAGAAGATTTTAAGTAAGAATAATGTCCTTGAAAAATATCAACAATTCCCCTATTGTTTAGCGAGGGCAAAGCAAAAGTAGATCCTGCAGTGCCTCCATAAGTATTTCCTATACAAGCATATAGTAAAGGATAACTGACCACATTAAGATTTGTTCCTGTACATGGTAACCATCCTTTAGGAATATTTTCAGATGATCCAGAATAAGGAATGATAGTCCCCACAGGGAATCCTCTCATTGATTTAAGTTTATTGTAATTAGCGGCGTCTTCATATGCCATGAATTATACCTCCACTAACCACCAGCCTCTATTCACATCAGGGATTCCGCTACCATCAGAATCTTCTAATCCAACAAATATTAATGCAAATCCAGCATTTGGTGTATTGACAATCAATTCACCACCAGCATATCCACCCGATCCAGCAGTTGAACCCTGAAGAGCTGTACCGACAGGCGCTCTAACTTGCAATGCAATGTTATAATTCAATGCGCCCTGAGTATCAACAATTCGAATTATATCACCCGTTTCTGCAGTAGTCGGTAAATTCAAGATTAGATTTGAAGTAGGTCTAACAATATATTGCGTATTAGATTCTAATGTTTGTGAATATGTTCCACCAGTTGTATTGACCATAATTGTTCTTCTACCACCATTTTTATTGTAGAAATTATTTCTACCGAATGCGTTAATAGAAGCATCTTGCTTAATTCTAAATGGTTTGTTACCATTCACACCAAGTCCATTAACTGCTAAAGTAAATGTTCCAGCAGAAGGATTTGCGGAAGACGCACCATTGATGGTAAGATGTCTACCGATATAAGTATCTCCAGATTGTGCATCAACCGTAAAGGTATCTGTGCCACCTAAATTGTTTTCTACTGTGAAATCGTTTCCGACATTTAATGTACCAGAAATTTTGGTATTTCCAGTAGATCCTAGACATTCAAATGCAATATCGGTAGCAGAATCTGTTTTTAACTTATCAAATGTTCCTTGAGCAAAGAACGAATCTTTTAAGATTTGGAAATTAGCACCATTGTACAATCTAGTGTTTCCAGTAGCAGACTCAACGTACAATTTAGGTGCAGAACCATTAGTAATAACAAAATATTGTTTTTCTGGTGCTGTTGTAGAAGAATTTCCACTCAATTCAATAGAATTATGAACTTTTAAATTTCCACCACCAGTTATAATTGTATTACCAGAAGCACTAGATGTGCTGGAAGTAGTACCATTATCATATCCAATAGTAACATCTCCCAGAATATCAGTGTTACCAGAAGTAGTAACTACATTAAAGGTCGTTACTTTTTCAGCTCCAGATCCACCATTATTAATAGAGAATGTTTGAGCATCTGATTCATTAATGACTGAAATTTTTACATATTCTTCGGAAGAAGTTCCTGAATCTATTCTCAATAGATCTCCAGTCGCAAATGTTCCGCTGAATTCAGCAAGATTTACAGTTCCTGTAGTTCCGTCAATTGCACTTGGGAAAATATAAGTAGCATTTTCTGTTTTGTCTAGTCTAACAATAGTAGCATTATCGCCATGAGCCACTGCGATAGTGCCATCCTGCCCTCTAGCAACTTCCATGGTAAATGGATATGTCACTGAAGGAATATTCGTTGTTCTAACAATTTCAACCCCATTAATCAAGTAAAGTTCATTTAGAGAAATTCCATTAGAGTTATTAATTGGAATTGTAGTTGCTGTAGAACTTAGATAACTACCGCCAGACGTATCAACAGCAGTTTTATCTAAAGTAATAGATGCTGCTCCTGGACCAGTTGCACCAGAATTTAAATTAACAACTATTGGATTACCACCACTAGTTGTAGAAATAGTAATACCAGTAGTATCAGATTCTATGACATAATAAATTGTGGATGGAGAAACTCCCCCAATGTTTCCAAGCGAAACGAATCTTACTGCATTACCAGGGACGAAATAATTATTAGAAAGAAGTAGTTTAGTTGAGTTAACAGGACTCGTAATGCCAACTAGTGCGCTAATTGAACGAACTGCAGCAATATTAGAAATTGATTTATAGTAATCAACATTTAGATTACTAATATCTCCTTGAGAGTGAGATGAACCAATTCCTGGAGTAATTATTGTACCAGTTGCTGATGTGGTAGAAACTGATCCACTATCAGATGTAGTGTAGGTAAATGTTGTTGCATTCACAACACTAATTGTTACCAAACCAATGCTATTAAATGATTCATTACTACATGCAATTTCAACCTGTTGTCCTGTTGACAATTGATGTGCTGTAGTTGTAACAATAGTGGCAGTTGTTCCAGTTCTAGCAATAGTAGAAATTCTTAATCTACCGAGAGCATTTCTTACAACACCAACACCAGAATTTCTGAATCCACCATTTTGTTCAACATCACTCTCAAAAGTAGTTTTATTAAGAACTCTGAGACCATTCCTTAAAGTAGTAGTGCCAGCTACCCCACCAATCTCAACAACGCCAGCAGTAGGAGCAATTTTAATTGAACTTAAATTCGTTGGGAAGAGTGTCAGTTCACCATTTGGTGCTGTAGCATATACTTTATCTCCCTGAATTTCTAATGTTCCCTCAAGAATTGTTTGATAATTTTTTACTCTAAAAATACTCTGTGGTTGATTAATATATGCACCACCTAAAGTAATAATAGATGATGGTAGTAAAGAAGGAGTTGTTGGATCTATTACATTATCAGTAACAGCAAGATTTACAACAGAATTATAACTATTACTATGAATATTTAAAGTAGTAGCATTAGTTGCAGATGTACCAATATTAATTGTTTGATTAGCACTGGTAGAATTAAATAGATTTACACTGGTAGCATATGCTCCTGCAGAGAATGTGAGGGCATTTGCTTGATTTGCAATGTTAAATGCTGCATTTGATGTAGTAATATCACCACCATTAACTTCAATATCTGATTGGAATCGGAAGTCGCCAGTAATTCTACCATTGCCAGAAATTACAAATGTTCTGTCAAGATCAGCATTATTTACATTGATACCAACTCTACCACCATTTGTAGTAGCAAGTCTTAGAGTTGCCGCAGCAGTGAGAGGATTTGCACTATCTCCACCAACGATAAAGGCATCATCTCTATTCGTTAAAGTTTTGGTTGTGCCAGTTTCTGTTAGATATGAAAGAATTTTCTTACCACTGATAAATGTTGTACCAACAACATCAAGGTTTGCTCTTGGTGTTGTTTCTGCAGAAACAAAAGCTGATTCATATGCATTATGAGAAGTACGAGCAACTGTATTAATGCCCAACTTATAATCACCAATTAGTTCAGTTTCTGTTCTAATTGCTTCCGAACCTAAAACACCAAATTCTTTGAATGCAGATTTCGATTTTTCAATAATAATATTTGGTTGCGAAACCTGATCAACTGGATATCCATTATTTGGTAGTGGAATTGCAGTGTATTGAGGTAGATTTGCGTTAGCAATAATGGTAACAAAGTTTGCATTAGGAACAAATGGAGTTTGTTGTGTGCTATAAACAGGCCACACTCCATTCAGAGGAGCAAGAGCACCTGTAGCTCCAGTAATACGAATTTGAGATGATGAAGAAATTTGTAATGCGCTATTAGTGATGCCGATATTCCATGTTAAACGAACTAGAGTGCCAGTTGCAGCGCCCTGTATACCAATTACCTGTGCGCTAAATCCACCACCAGAACGATTTTCGATGCGAATATAATCATTTGCATAGATCCAACCCAATGAACCAGAGAACAATGTCTGGTTTCCTTTGAATTGCATCAAACCAGAAGCTAATGGGAATTTTGTACCAAAATCAGTATTCTGTAATTGAGTAGGTCCATTAGTACTCAATCCAAATGTATTGGCAAGATCAGGCGTTCTATTTGATAGCGCCGTCATAATTTGATAATCTTGCAATCCTCTTGGATTGAGATCAACTACAGTAGTTTGTAATCTTCCTTGATGGAGAATAATATCTCCAGTCTTCTGCTGAGCAATATTAAATTCTAAGTATGGATCGTAACCAACTACAGCTCCTTCCCCAGTTACAATTTTAAGTGATGGGAAGTTTTCAGTAGTTCCAAATGCAGTTGTATTGTTAATAACAACAGGAGCATTAAAGAAACTTTCCGCTCTTCCTTCAGAACCATTAACGGTAATTATTTCATTAAATGTTACGGCAGTATCAAAGGTTGTGACTAATCCTCCAATTACATCTGCCTCATCAGTAGATTCTACAAGTTTGGCAGATTCTAGGAATGTCTCTTCACCAGTAATGGCATTGATCTTACGATTACCTATATAAAGATCACCATTAGAGTTTAGACCTGTGTAGAAAACAATACCAGCATCTTGTTTTTTAGCTTGAGCATAAAAATCTTGTATGTCTGTAAGAACAATTTCTTGTCTTGCAGGGAAACCAGTTGAGTAGTTACCTGGACCGAATCCAAGATATTCGAAAGTATGGTTACCAGAACGAGCAATAGATGGGCGACGAAGTTCTACATAGAGTTTTCCTTCGGTTGGATACTGAGATGTTCCGTTGATAGGAATTCTTCTGCCTTCTGAACCAGCAGATGCTGTTCCATTCTGTGCGGTAATTGATGTAGTGCCAGTAAATGTATATCCGCCAGTACCAGGATCTTGAATAAAATCAAGAACCATCTCTTTTGTTAAACTATTTTTAGAATCATTAACAGTAACAAGTCCATGAACATAGTTATCTGCTGTAGAAACAGTTGGTGGTGGATCAGAAAGCGTAGACGTACTTAAATCTACCCCCTTGTACCACTCTGGATCATTTTTATAGAACTCTGGATACAACTTAGAAATTGGTTGAGAGAACTTGAAATTTCTAAAGTTTTCCCCAACACCAGAACCTGTTGGATAAGGACGAATATCTCCACGAACGCATGTTAGATAGTAAATACCATCTTGTTGTCCAGAGATTCTTCTGCGAATAGTATTGACATCAAAAATGTAGAAGGTACTTTCCATATCAGGAAGATCTTCAACACTAGCAATTGTATATGATACCCCATTATCATCATTTACTCTATCTCCTGGGGTTAATGTATAAACATTCGCACCTTCTACAATATAAGGATACTTAGTTGTATCAGATCTACCATCATTTGGTTTATCAAGTAAAGTAGCAGTTACAGATCCTTGTGTGAAGGTAGTTGCTGTTACAGAATCATAATCAATCACAGAATTACCAGAAAAATCCTTAAGGATCATATAGTAATTATTTTGGTAAGCAAAATACCCATGTACATATGCGGTTCCCGAACAATTTCCAGACCATGTGACCTTGTTGGTGTTGTTCGAATTAGGGACACTGGATACAAATGTTCCATTCCCACCTTCTGGAGAAGAAATCCTGACTGTCGTGAATATTTTTGTTTTGTAAGCTTCAGCGTCTATTCCAATATCAAATACATTTAATTGTAAATAATTTTTATTGCCTACCGATACTTTTCTAGCAGATTGAATTGTAAAAGAAACTTTTGAGTTAGTTTCTAATCTCTTTGGATTTCCGAAAGAGGAAGGATCATATGTAGAAACAAAATTTGGATTTAATACCAGTTGTTCTGCAGTGGTTAATCCTAGTCTTTCTCCACTAACAGGAGCTAATAGAGTAGCTACATCCGCTCCAGTAGATGTTGGTTTTAGAAGAATTTTTTGTGGTAACAATCTTCGTTTTTCATCAGTACGGATCTTGAGTACAAATCCTCTTATAGGATCACGAACTGTCTTGAGATTTTTCGGAATTACATAACGTAAACGATAGATTCTATCTTCTTTAGTTCTGCTATCTTCAATTCTTTCAAAGTAAGAATCTGTGGTTCTCAATCTACCAGAATAATCAGATTGTTTTATTCTCGGAATAATTGTATTTCCATTTGACAAAGTTTCTAGATACCAGCATCCATCATTAGCTGCAATTCCAATAGAAGGATCATATCTCAGTGGAGATCTACGCTTATCAGCAAATGTGTAGAATACTGCAGTACTTCCTGGTTGGAAAGAAATAGGATTAATATTATCACGAGCATTTGCAAATGTTTCGTGAATAGTAAATCTTGTGCTATTTACATATCTAACATAGTAAAGATTTTTGCCAGATATCGTAGCGCCACCAAAGGTAGAAGATAGCGTAGGCAAGGATGATCCAACAATATCAGTTCCTGGACGGAAGAATACTAACTGAGGAGTTACGTTTACAGATGGTTTGTCGAATGAGTGTGGTCTATCTGTTTCTAAAATTGTGCTGGATCCAGCAGCAATCTTAGTTTGATATTGATGCAAATCATAATTGATATCCAAAACATACTGATAAACATCAATTTCAACATTTGGATCTATTCCATCAGTTTCTGAGGAATATATGTAGATACCAGCATTTGCGTTTTCGGAACTAGTAGCAAGTAGAAGATTCTGTTGATTGGATCCATTGAAAGAACCAATATTAGAATAATCGTATGGGTCCGTTTTTCTTCCAGGAGCAATTACATAATAAACTGTATTTGTATCAAAACCTTTCGGAAGTCTAATAACTCTCTTATCTACGTTAGAATTTTTACCTCTAGGAACCAAACGTACAGGAGTTCCTGTTTCTAACTGGTGTGGGTTAGAAGTAGGCAATCCATTGCTATCAAACTCTGTCAGGGAGAACAACGTTGCTCTCTGTGCTAATCCACCAGTATTAAGAGTAGATGCAACCCTGGGGACAGTATTAAGACCACTATTGATAATAGTAGAAAGAATTTGGTAGAAATTAACCAAAGCACTGGCAACAGACGCACATTCCCCACCAGGAGCTCCAGTAGCAATATCGCCTGGAGTTAAATAATTAAAATCTTGAATAACACTAGAATCTGTGGAAGGAGAAACACTAGTGCTCCAAACACCTGATGTTAACTCAACATATAGATTAACTCCCGTTGATGTCGCAGTAGAGTTTACAGAAGCACCGATATCAAATCTACTTCCTTGTGTTCCAAGTTGAATTTGATTTGATGCTAAACCATTTATACCATCCCCAATCTTCTTGATATATGCATTTGATGGAATATTTGTGGTATATGTAATCGTGTCTGCTGATGAAGTTGGTATTGCAGCAACACTACGAACTTTCATTCCAATTGCAAGTCCAACTGTACTTGGAACCGTAATAATTGAAGAATTATTGGTAGTCGAAGCATTTGCAATAAATGTATTGTGATTTCTCATAGAAGAAATCGCCAAATCTCTTACATAACGATAAGCATCAAGTGTCTCTAATTTTTCATTCTCAATATAATCTAAACTAGTGCCAGTGTAGTATGCTTCAGCGGCATTAATTGTGTTAACATTTCCACCCAGTCTCAAATCTGACGTAATAGCTTCAACAATGTATCCAATATCACGCTTACACTTACTTGCCTCACTAACCTGAGACCAAGGACCAGGATTTCTAACAGGTAAATTGTTAGTGTTTCCAGCAATAATTGTACTAGTGATAATATTTGTTAAGGTATCGATAGTCTGTCTTACATTAGCACAATCCCAATCTCCATTATCCACAGCAGGAAGACCAGAAATACTACCAGCATT